CAAATGTTAACACCTGTGGAAGATATAAAAGAAGAAGAGCAAGATCCTAGAAGATCATTTAACTTTAGTGGCATACAAAATACCTCAAGGGCTGGTGTTGCTGTACCTGTGATTTACGGACAAACAATGGTTGGATCTGTAGTTATATCAGCTAATATTGAAAATGAACAGGTAGAAGTATGAAGATTATTGGTTCTGGTGGAAACGGTAAAGGAGGTGGAGGAGGTGGTGGTACTCCCCACGAAGATAAAGATAATTTAGATTCTAAATCCTTTGCCAGAGTTCTTGATCTAATTGGCGAAGGAGAAATAGGTGGTTTAGTTGATGGTGCTAAGTCTATATTTTTTAACAACACACCGTTACAAGCTGCTGATGGCTCGTTTAATTTTAAAGACGTAACTTTTGAAACCAGAACTGGAACATCTAGTCAAACTGTAATACCTATAACTAGAAATGTTGCGGTAACAAAGACTGTAGCTCAAGCTGGAACAGCTATTCCTGCTGGTACTGCTGGTAGAGTCATACAAATAACTGACTCAGATGTTGATGCAGTTTCTCTTCAAATAACTGTTCCTGCTTTACAAAAATTTAGTGATAAAGGAGATATTTTTGGAACGTCTGTTGAACTAGAAATACAAGTTCAATATAGTGGAGGTTCTTACCAAACTATTGTATCTGGAAATAAAGGTACAATATCTGGTAGAACACCTGATCCATATATAAGAGATTATCTTGTAAATCTTAACGGTGCTTTCCCTGTAAATATTAAGGTAAAAAGAATTACAGCAGATAGCACCACATCAAAATTGCAAAATGATATTCAATTTAACACCTATGTAGAAATTAAATACGATAAAAAAAGTTATCCGAATAGTGCTTTAATCGGGTTAAAAGTAGATGCAGAACAATTTACTTCTATCCCCTCTCGTAAGTATTTAGTAAAGGGTACAAAAGTTAAAATCCCACATAACGCAACAGTTAATGCCGATGGCAGTCTTTCTTATACAGGAACATTTAATGGAACGCTAGGTGCTGCACAATTCACAAGCGATCCAGCTTGGTGCTTATACGATCTCATCACATCCTCAAGGTACGGGCTAGGTGCTCATGTTAATGAAACTGACATAGATAAATTTAGTTTTTATGCAGCTTCAGTTTATTGTTCACAACAAGTTGATGATGGTACAGGAACAGGTGCTACAGAACCTCGTTTTTCTTGCAATGTAAATATTAATAATCAACAGGAAGCTTATAACGTAATAAATCAAATGTCCTCTGTATTTAGGGCAATGCCATACTATGAAGCTGGTAGTTTAACTATTACACAGGATTCACCAAAAGATTCAAGTTATCTTTTTACACTTGCAAATGTACTTGAACCAGGATTTACCTATTCAAATGTCAGTCAAAGACAAAGACCTACAGTTGTAGTGGCAAAATATTTAGATTTAGAGCTACGAGATATAAATTACGTTGAAGAAATAGATACCGCAAACCAAGCAAGATACGGCTCAGTTGTCCGAAATATAAATGCTTTTGCCTGTACATCTAGAGGTCAAGCTGCACGATTAGCAAAATGGGTTCTTTACATGAGTAATGTGGAACGTGAAGTTGTGACATTTACGACTTCTGTAGATGCTGGGGCAGTTGTTAGACCAGGACAAATTATTGAAGTAGCTGACCCTGTTCGTAGTGGCGAAAGAAGAGGTGGTCGAATTGTTTCAGCAACAACTAATTCTGTAACTGTAGATGACGCTACTGGATTAGCAGTTGAAGGTGGATCTACTTTAAGTGTTGTTTTACCAGATGGTTCAGTAGAGCAAGTAACAGTAGCAGGAATTACTAATAAAGTTTTTAGTCTTGGGCAACATTTTTCTACTGCTCCAAATCCAAATAGTGTCTGGGTATATGAAACAAATAGTATTCTTACTTCTACTTGGCGAGTATTAGAAGTTCAAGAACAAAATAGAACTAATTATGTCGTAACAGCTAGTGAATATAATGCTGGTAAATATAATCATATTGAGAATGGCATAACTTTACCAGTAAGGGATGTTACTAATTTAGATGTACCTCCTCCTGCTCCATCTAATGTTACAGCTACAGAAGTTATTTATGAAAATACAGGAATAGCAAGAGTAAAAATTGTTGTTAGTTGGACAGGTACTTCAGACACACATTACATTCGTTACAGACTTCAAAATGGAAACTTTGTATCAAGAACCGTTGATAATTCAAAAAGTTTTGAAATATTAGATACTATTGCTGGTAATTATCAGATCGAAGTTTATAGCGTTAGTTCATCTGGTCTTAGATCTTCTACTTTTAACACTCCTCAAAGTCCATTTTTCGTAGCAAAAGGTAAAACTGCTCCTCCATCTAATGTAAGTGGAGTGAGTTTATTACCAATAGATCAATCAAGTGCAATATTAAGTTGGAATAGAGCTACAGAACTTGACGTATTGCTAGGAGGAAAAACTTTAATCAGACATTCCAGTAAAACAACAGGTGCTCAATGGCAAAATGCACAGAATATTGTAGTAGCTGCTGCTGGAAACCAAACACAAAAAATAGTACCTTTATTAGCTGGAACGTACTTAATTAAATTTGAAGATGATGGAGGAAGAGAATCACCTTCTCCTGGTTCAACTGATGCGTCTTGGAATAACACAAGAGTCACAACAACTCTTCCTGCTCCGAGTCAAAGATTGATAATAGCAAGTATTGATGAGCATACTCCTAATTTTGCAGGAAATAAAAGTAATACAGTATATGACTCCAGTATGGATGCGTTGAAGTTAACTGTTACAAATAATGCTACTGCAACATCAGGTGAATATAATTTTTCTGCGACATCTGGCGATTTAGGTCAGATATATGATGTTAATTTAAGAAAAGTTTTAGAAGCAAATAGTTTTTATACTGCTACTTTATGGGATTCAAGAACTGATTTAATAGATACATGGGGAAGTATTGACGCAGTTGGATCATCTGCTTCAAATGCAACTAAGTGTAATGCTGCTGTTTATGTAAGATCAACTAATGACAATCCTGCCAGTTCTCCTACATGGAGTGCATATAAAGAATTTAGTAATGTATTAATAACAGGAAGAGCATTTGAATTTAAAGCAATATTAACAAGTAGTGACACAACCCAAAATATAGCTGTTACTAAGTTAGGAGCTACACTAGAATTACAGGGAAGAGTTGAAAGTATTTCGACACCAGTAGCAACTGGATCGTCACAATACACGGTATCTTTCACAAATCCATTTAAACAAGCACCCACAATAGTAGTGACTCCAACTAACCAACAATCTGGAGATTTCCACGAACTTGCTAATATAAGCAGGACAGGTTTTCAAGTCACCTTTAAAAATGGAAGTTCAGCAGTTGCAAGATCGTTTGTATGGGCTGCATCAGGTTTTGGAAAGGAGGTTACATAAGTGAGTAATTTACAAGATTACAATATTGGAGATCAAACTGGTGCTGCATTTAGAGCAGAGTTAAATCTTACGTTAGGTGATATTCAATCTTTAAATAGTGGTGGATCAGATCCTACAACTACTGTTGCTTATAAAATATGGGCAGATACTACAACAAACTTATTAAAGATTAGAAATAGCTCCAATAATGGTTGGTTAGTGTTAGGAAGTTTAAATGATGCTGCACATACTAATAATTTTGGATTAGCAACAAAAGCATCTCCAGATTTTACAGGCACAGTAGATTCTGCTGGAGATATTGTAATGGGAGGTACAGGAGTTTTAAAGTTACCTAGTGGAACGACTGCTCAAAGACCCACAGCAGCAACAGGGCAAATAAGATTTAATACAACAACTGTAGAGTTTGAAGGATATAACGGATCTGCATGGGGTGGGTTGGCTTCTGGAGTGCCTGTCGGAACAATCCTTGCCCATGCAGCTAATACACCGCCATCAGGATTTTTAGAATGTAATGGATCGAATATTAGTAGATCAACTTATGCAACATTATTTTCCACAATAGCAACAACATTTGGTGTGGGTGATGGTTCGTCAACTTTTGCTTTACCTGATTTAAGAGGACAATTTATTAGAGGTTGGGCTAATACTGGAAGTACAGATGCAAGCAGAGTTTTTGGATCATCACAAACGGATCAAAACAAAAATCATACTCACACAACAGATTCTCATAATTTAACTGGTAGCGTTTCACATTTATCTGCAACATTGGCACAAAATCCTGGTTCAGCAAGTGGTGTATTTTCTAAAGGTACAACTCAAGCTGCTACAGGTGCTCCTTCTGGAGGTTCTGGCTCTGCCTCAGCTTTAAACTTTAGTGGATCGCATACTCATACAGTTTCTAGTAGTGGTGGCGGTACTGAAGTTAGACCTACTAACATTGCTCTTATGTACATAATCAAGTTTTAATTATGACAAATAAAAAGATAACCGAATTTACAGAGCTAACAGCACCAGCGAGTACTGATGTTCTACCAATTATTGACGCAAGTGATACAAGCAATAAAAAGATAAGTTATGCAAACTTATTAAGTAAAGCACCTAATGGATCTGCTTCTGCTCCATCGTTTAGTTTTAATTCAGACAATAATTCTGGAATAAGCGGTGGATCAGATACCTTAACTTTCAGTACTGGTGGAGTTGGCAGAATGTCCATTAGTTCTGCTGGTCTTGTTAATATTCCTGGTGATTTAACAGTAGGTGGTACGACTACAACTATTAACACTACAAATCTTGATGTTGAAGATAAGAATATTACTATCGGAAAAGTTTCAACACCTAGCGATACGACTGCTGATGGAGGAGGTCTTACATTAAAAGGAGCTTCAGATAAAACTTTTAACTGGTTAAATGCTACAGATTCTTGGACAAGTAGTGAACACTTATCTGTTTCTGGTCAAAAAGAGATTAGATATTTAGATGCTGATTCATCACATTATGTAGGTTTTAAATCCGCAGCTACAGTTACTTCTAACCTTATCTGGACTTTACCAGCTTCAGATGCAAGTGTAAGTGGATATGTGTTATCAAGTAATGCAAGCGGTGTATTATCTTGGGTACAACCAGGTCAAAGTGCTAGTCCTGATTTTACTGGTACGTTAACTCTTACTGATGATGGAAATATAAGAGGATTTGCTTCTCTACACGCTACTTATACTGGATCAGTAAAAACTTTTACAGTTACAGTAGCAAGTAAAACAGCAGCCCATAGATATAACGGAAGTGGGTCAAGTAATGGATATGTAATTGATGGAAAAGAAGCACCATTCTTAACTCTTACACCTGGTAGAACATATAAATTCGATCAATCACATAGTAGTAATAGTGGACATCCCCTTCGTTTTTATCTTGATGCAGATAAAAATACTGCATATACAAGTAATGTCACAACAAACGGAACTGCTGGTTCAAGTGGAGCATATACACAGATATTTATTGCTGATAATACACCTATGGTTGTTCATTATGGTTGTTCTAGTCATGCCTTAATGGGTAACGGTGTTCAGACTAATTCAGCAACAGCTACAGGTACTTTGCTGTCTAGCTTAACTGTTAGCGGAGATATTCTAATGACAGGAACAGGAGCTATTGATATAGCTGCTGGAACAACTGCACAAAGACCAGGATCTCCTTCTTCTGGAATGTTGAGATTTAATACTACAACTGGAGAATTTGAAGGTTATGACGGAAGTGCTTGGGGTGAAATTGGAGGATCTACTGGTGCTACAGGATCAGCAGATTTATTGGATATTGCATCATCTTCTGGAACTGGTGGAGGTTCTGCAACATTTAATGGTTCTGCTTATAGATTTAAGCTTGTCACGAAGGGTACAAGTACAGCAGTAACACCTGTAAATGCAGAGATCTTACGAGTCTCAATTAATGGTGTAATGCAACAACCTAATGATGGTTCTGGACAAGGCAATATGACAGACGGATATGTTGTAAGTGGTACTGATATTATTTTTGATGCTGCTCCTCCTAGTGGTAGTTCATATTTCATTATTAATATGGGAACTCAAATTGCTGTTGGTAATGCGAGCACCTCAACAATAGCTGATGAAAGTTCTGATACTACTTGTTTCCCTTTGTTTGCTACTGCTGCCACAGGAGATTTAGCCCTTAAGTCAGGTTCAAATCTTACTTTTAATTCTGCTACAGGGTTACTTACTGCGACAATATTTAGTGGATCGGGTGCAAGCTTAACCAATTTACCTTCTTCTGCACTTACTGGAGCGTTGCCAGCTATTGATGGGTCGGCATTAACTGGAGTATCATCACAAAAAGCTGATGGTTGCGTTACAGAAAACTCGCTAACAATTTCAAATAATTATACTATGACCACAAATAAGTCAGGTATAAGTGCAGGAGATATAATAGTAGCAAGTGGAGTAACAGTTACCATTCCTTCAGGTTCACGTTATGTTATTGTCTAGGAGGTAAATTATGCCAATAGTATTAAACGGATCAGGAACAGTAACAGGGATAAGCGTAGGTGGATTGCCTGATGGAATAATACAAACTGCTGATTTAGCATCAGGAGTTGGTGGTAAAATTCTTCAAGTTATTCAAACAGTTAAGAAAGATAAAACAACCATACAATCGACAAGTTTAACTGATATTACAGGCATGAGTGTTACCATTACACCTAGTTCATCTTCTAATAAAGTTCTAATTAGATATTCTCTTAGTGTTTTTACAAATAATCAATATTGGGCTATGCGTTTACTAAGAGGTAGTGATAGCACAATTTTTATTGGAGATCAAAACCCAAGTGCGACAAGTCAGACTAGAGGTTCTTTTGGTAGTTATATGTCATCTTATGTTGATGGAAGGACTGTAGTTCAAGAGCTTTTAGATTCTCCAAATACAACGTCTGCAACAACTTATAAATTACAAGCACATACTCCGTATTCTTCTAGTTACATCATTGGTATCAATACTTCTCCAACGCAAGATAATTACACTTACATGACAAACTGTGTTTCTACAATAACAGCTATGGAGGTAGCTGCATGAGTCAAATTAAATTACTACATAGTGGTGGAAATGGGGTTATTCTTTCCGCACCAGCATCAAATCCAGCAGCAGATAGAACTCTTACATTACCAGGTGATGCAGATGGAACGATTCTTACTTCTAACTCTTCCACAGGTAAAATTCTTAACTTTGAATCAACATTAATTACAGGTGTTAAAAGCACAACTTCTACAAGTTTTTCTGACATATCAGGATTTAGTGTAAACATAACTCCTACTGCTGCGTCTAGTAAAGTTTTTGTGCAAATAAGTATGAGAATATCAGGAGAAAGCAATGAGGCGTATTTGCAATTAGTTAGAAGTGTCGGTGGAAGTGATACTGCAATAGGTAATGGTACAGGAGGAAATCACGATGCGTTTCAATCTGTTTTTATTAGAACAGGTAGTAATGGATATTATGATTACGTTAATACTTCGTTTGCTATGCTGGATTCTCCGAATACTACTTCTGCTATAACCTATAAAGTTCAATGGAGATTACTTCAAGGCCAAACTCTTTATTTAGGTAGAACACATTATTCAACAACAGCAGCAAACTATTCTGGCAGTTCTTCAAATTCTATAACGGCTATGGAGGTAGCAGGATGAGTAGGCTTATAACCAACGCAATACGATCCACTTCTGCTTCAGCAGATGCCATTACTATGGATGGATCAGGTAATGTCACCTTCCCTGCTAATGCAACCTGTTCTG